TAGTTATGCTATGGCATACGCTAAACGTGGTAAAAAGCCTTCTATTGCTTGTGGAGTAGTTTTAGGTGGTACTACACCTATAAACCTTTTAATGCCTTTATAATGAAGCCTAAGCATCAATTACCTATAATAATAGTATGGGCATTTGTTCTTATTATATTAGCTTCTTTTATATAACTTTCTTAACATTATAATTGTTAATAACTTTCTAACCAAATTATGTTAGTAATTAATTTTATTGTATATTTGCTATACGTTTAACAATAAAAATAAGAAAATGTATAAATTAATTAACAAGAAAACAAAAGCAGTTCATTTATTTAACAATGAACAGTACAAAAAGTTCTTTGAACTAAAAAGAGCAACTAAGCAAAGAAAGGTATCTTATGAGCATATAGGAGATAAATATTATAGTTATGATGTATCATGGTTTGCTAATAACTATGAAGATTATGATATTATAAACCTAAAAGATGAAATGTATAATGATATAGTAAATATTGCATTAGCAGTAGCAACTGTTACTGTTGTGGTAGCTATAACAAAAATAGTAATGTATTATGTGTAGTTATTATGTAAGTAATTGTTGTGGTGCTGAAATAGAACAATTAGATGAAGAAGTGAGTAATTGTTGTTCAGCTAGATATTATGATGAAACACATTATTGTAGTGATTGCAAAGAAAGTGCAGTAGCAATAGATAGAGTATGTTCTGAATGTGGTTATGAATGTGAAGAAATAGAAGAAATAGAATATCAAGCTAAAGAAAGAGAAAACTATCTTGAAATTAGACAAGATGAACAAAGGTATAGAGGTTAGAATTGTTTACCTAAAAAAACAATAAATATTAAATATATAAAAATGGCATTATTAAAAACAAGTAAAGTTAAAAGTGTACAAGCAAATGGTACATGGGAAGGTAAATTTGGTTTAATGTACAAATTTGAAGTAGTTATGGAAAATGGAAATGCAGGTGAATATTCATGTAAAACAAAAGATCAAGAAAAATTTATTGTAGGTGAAGAAGTGCAATATGAATTTGAAGATGGTCGATTTCCTAAAATTAAACCATATTACAACAAAGGTAATTACTCTTTTACAAAAGCAGGTGATAATCTTGATAGACAAAGAGCAATAAATAGATGGGCAGGTTTAGGTAGAGCAATAGATTATTTAGGTGCTTCAGCTAGTGAAGAACAATTATATAAACAAGCAGAAAGATTTATAGAATGGGTAAATGAAAAACAAAAAGAAACATCTAACAATACAGATGATTTACCATTTTAAATTATAAAGGGGGGTTATAACCATTTTAAATTATTAACTGAGCGGTTATACTTTGATAAGGTTTGCAGATATTGATAAACAACATTAAATTAATTATTAACAAAAAATTAAATTTACAACAAAACTGCACCCCCCCTTTTTTTAAACACTTAATTATGAACGAATTACAAAAAATAGATAGAGTATTAAATATTACAAGTAAAGTTTGTAATGTAGATTATAAACTATTAAAAACAAGAAGCAGAAAATTTGAATTAAATTTAGCTAGACAAATTGCTTGTGTATTATCTATGAAACATTTAGGAATACATAAAGTAAAAGTTGCAAAACGTATTAATAGAGATAGAACAAGTATGAACCATTATATGAGAAACCATAAAAACAATTATGATGGTTGGAAAATATACCAAGATAAATATGATGAAGTATTTGCAAAGCTAATAAAAGGTAATAGAAAACGTAAAATTTTACATAAAAATAAATTTACTAATATTGTAAGTAAAATACAGATAACTAATTGTAAAGCACCTGATGTTACAATTACAGTTACTTGTGGTAAATATAAACATGAATTTTATGTAGGTGTATTTAATTTTGAAAGAGATATAAATACTATAAAAAAAGCATTTGAAAAATATGATTTTAAAATAGATTATAAAACTTATGAGGGATAAACCTAATTATTATGCAATTATACCAGCAAATGTAAGGTACTCTAATTTAAAACCTAATGCTAAGTTATTATATGGTGAAATAACTGCATTAAGTGGTAAACTTGGGTATTGTTATGCAGCTAATAATTACTTTGCTGATTTGTATGGAGTTAGTAAAAATACAGTAAGTAGGTGGATTAGTGATCTAAATAAATTAGGATTTATAAATATAGAAGTAGAACGTAATGAAAAAAAACAAGTGATTAAAAGAAAGATAGGTATAGTACAAAATGATGATAGGTCTATATACAAAATGAGCAAAGAGAATAATACAAGTATTAATAATACAAGTAATATAAATATAACTAAAGAAAAATTTATTGCTGAGGTTATGACTTTTGATTATCCAAAAGATATGTTAGAAGATTTTATTAATTATTGGACAGAAGGAAAAAAGAAAATGAGATATCAAAAACAAAGTACATTTGAAATAAAATTAAGATTGTTGCGTTGGTTCAAAAATCAAAAGAAGTGGGATAGACCTAAACAAACAGTATCTAAAATAGATAGTCAAATAGATGAATATTTAAAAGGCAAAGAATTATTATGAAACAAATAAAAGAATATAATTTAAAAGAACTATCATTAAAAATATATGATTTAGTTAGTATAACATCAGTAGAGATAGGACACAAAACAGATGGCAAAACAATGGCTGCATTATCTAAAATTTTTGCAAGTGATCTGATAAAAGAAAATAGATTTAAAAACTTATACCTATATCAAATACAAGATGCTTTCAGATTAGGTGTAAGATTTGGTAAAGATGAACCTTTTTTAAATATAAGAACTTTTTACAAATGGGTCTATGCACATAAGAAAGTTATAGATCAAGCATACTATCAAGTACATACGTTAAATCAACCAGCAGCAGAAGTACCATATTATCAAGAACCTAAAAAATTATTAAAATGAATGTATTAGAATTATTTGCTGGCAGCAGAAGTTTTAGTAAAGTAGCAGAAGAATTAGGACACAAAACTTTTACAAGTGATATAAAGGCATTTGATAAAATAGATTATGTAACAAATATATTAGAATTTGATTGTACAAAAGTGCCTTTTAAACTTGATGTAATTTGGGCATCACCACCTTGTACATATTTTAGTGTAGCTAGTATTGGTAAACATTGGAATAAAGATAATACACCAAAAACAAAAGAAGCAGTTGTAGGTTGTCAAATAGTTGTTAAAACTTTACAAATAATAGAACAATTACAACCAAATTATTTTTTTATTGAAAATCCAAGAGGTAAACTAAGAAAGTTAAGTTTTATGCAAAAATTACCAAGAGCAACAGTTACATATTGTCAATATGGAGATACAAGAATGAAACCAACAGATATTTGGACTAATCATTTACACAACCCTTTATTTTCTAATGGTTGGAAACCAAAACCAATATGTAAAAATGGTGATACTTGCCATGTATCAGCACCTAGAGGTTCACAAACAGGAACACAAGGACTTAAAGGAAATTATGAAAGAAGCAAAGTACCATACAATTTATGTTTAGAAATTATAAAATCTTTATAAAATGAAAATATTAAATTTATATGCTTGTCTTGGTGGTAATAGATACAAATGGAACAAAGTAAAAGAAGATATTGAAGTAACAGCAGTAGAATTAGATGAAGAATGTGCTAGGTTATATCAAGAGAGATTTCCAAATGATAAAGTAATAATAGCAGATGCACACCAATACTTGCTAGATCATTACAAAGAATATGATTTTATATGGAGTAGCCCACCATGTCCTACACATAGCAGATTAGTACAATCAAATAAAAATAAAATTAAAATGAAATATCCAGATATGAAACTATATGAAGAAATTTTATTTTTGAAACATATATATACAGGTAAGTATGTAGTTGAAAATGTTATACCATACTATGAACCATTAATACCAGCATATAAAAGGCATAGGCATTTATATTGGACTAATTTTAATTTACCTAATATTCTTACTAATAGAAAAGTGAAAATAAGTATTGGTAAAAACGAAGTAAAAAAACTTTGTGAATTTCACGATTTTGATTTTTACAAATACAAAGGTAAACAAAAAACTAATAAAATAGCTAGAAACTTAGTAGATTATGAGGCAGGTAAAACAATATTTGAAACAATGCTCGGAATAACAAAAAAAGAAAACGTAAAACAAACTAATTTATTTTAAATATGAAAACAAAAGAAATTATAAAAACATTATTAGAACAAAGTCCACAATTAAGAGATAGTGATGCAAAACTAAAATGTAGGTTTTGGACAAACGAATTAAAAACAAGAGGTATAGACACAAAACAAATTACTGCACATGAATTTTTAGTTATGTTATCACAAAACAAATTACATAATGCAGAAGGACTAACTAGAATGAGAAGAAAGGTACAAGAAGAAAATGAACATTTAAGAGGTGATTTGTATAAAGAAAGACAAACTACACAACAAAATAAAATGAAAACTAAATTAGGATATAATGTAAATTTAAGTTGTCAAGTACCAAATAAAAAACCCTATGTAATAGGTAAATACGATGAGTACTAAAAAACCTATAAGTAAACTTAAAAAAGAACTTGATAAGTGGTTTAGCTTGTATATTAGATTAAGAGAATCTACAAGTCAAGGAATAGCACAATGTTTTACTTGTGGTAAAATAGATCATTATAAAAAACTACAATGCGGACACTTTCAAAGTCGCAGACACCATGCAACAAGATGGAATGAATGGAATTGTCAAGTCCAATGTCCTCGTTGCAATATTTTTTCACAAGGTGAACAATGGAAATTTGGTATTAATTTAAATGCTAAATATGGTGATGGTACAAGCAAAGAATTAGAATTTTTAGCAAAAACTTCTATAAAGAAAATGAGGGTTGAATATGAAGAAGATATACGATATTATAAGGCACTTGTTAATAACTTAAAAAAAGAAAAAGGAATAGATTAAATATTTTTTTATATTTGAGATATGAAAAAAATAATATATGCTAATAAAGAACATGAGGTTATAGTTAGCAATTATATTACAATGATAAAAGAATTTGTAAAAGATGTATCTAATGATTTAAGATGGAAAAATTATAACCAAGTGTTTGATTTAATTGTAGATTATCATAACAACTATGGAAAAAGCACAAAAGAAAATAATTATTGGGATTGGTTGATGATATTACCAATTAACCTATCTGTAATGACAAATGGCTTTTTAGCTGCAATAGAAACGAAAAGAAATAAAACATTAGTAAATTCATATAGAGTTTTAATAAATGAAATGCTGCATGATGTAGTAGATAAAATAGAAAAATTAGAACCTAACAATGAATAATATATATAATATATTAGCAAAACTATTACCTAAATATGAAGATATTGCTGCTTTATATACAAAAGATAAAAATGAAATAGATGATAGTGTACAAGAATTAATGTTATATTTTATGCAAATGAACGTACAAGTATTAAAAGATATATATGAAAGAGATGGTGAAGAAGGATTAATAAGATATGGTGCAGTTGCTTTAAAAAGAGCATTAACAAGTAAAAGATCAGCGTACTATTATAAATATAAAAAGTATTATGCAAATCTTATAAATTTAAGTTACAAAACAACAACAACACAAAAGAATTTTCACAAAAGTATATATAATATAGCACAAGAAGTAGAAGAAGATATTAAAGAACAAAAGATACAAAAAATAGAAGCAGAACTAAATAAGTTACATTGGTACGATTCTAAAATTTTTGAATTATACTATCAAGGGCATACATTAGATAGTTTAGCTAAAGAAACAAAAATAAGTAGAAATAGCTTATATACAACAATAGATAAAGTAAGAACTATATTAAAAAAAAAATTAGTAGGTGAATAGGTTTTTTACATCTGATGAAGTATATAAAGATAGATTAGATATATGCAGAAGTTGTATATATTATTTTAAATTAACAGGACAATGTAAAAGATGTTTATGTTTTATGAAAGTAAAAGCAAGATTAGCACCAATGGCTTGTCCTGAAAAATATTGGAATAAAACAACTACAATAGAAACACCTGAAGGATTACCTGAAGAAATAATAGAAGAAGTAAAAAAAGTATATCCTGATATAAAAAATGGTAAAGCAAAAAACCAAGAAGTAAAAAAAAGAATGATAGAACTATACAATACAATATATCAAACTAATTATAGTACAGGAACTAATTGTAGTAGTTGTTTAAGTAGTTGTTTAAATGGAATAAAAGATATATATATAAAGTATGGTAAGTAGTTATTATGTTTTCATTTTTTTTTATTGGTTTTGTTATTTCTACTATTTACCATACTTTTTTAAAATTTAAGATATGATAGAATTTTTAAGACATTTTACAGGACTATGTGGTGAACCACACCCAAGTTTATTAACTTTAATTTTTGGTACACCAATATTAGGATATTTATTAATCAAACTAAAAAACAAAAACAAATGAGTATATTTTTTGGAATAATTATAGGTTTTTTTGTGTTTGCTTTTATTATTATAAGTTATTTAGAATACAAAGCTGATTTACATGAAATGCACAAACTAAAAGACAATTTAAAGAAATATGAAGAACAAGAAAATAAAAATACCTAATTACTATATTGGTAAAGTTTATGGTTATGAAGCACGTAAAATTATAGAAGATTATAATTTAAGTTATAATGTAGGTAATGCAGTAACATATTTGTTAAGAGCAGAAAACAAACACAAAACACCAATAGAGTGTATAGAAAAAGCTATAAATCATTTAGAGTTTGAATTAGATAAAATAAAGAATAAGAAATGACTTTATACAAATGTGAATATTGTGTAGTAGAAAAAGAAATAAGTAAATCTACTATTGTATTAAGAGAAGGAAGATGGGTTGTAAAAGAAGCATTATGTGATTGTGGTAAGTATATGGAAAGTGAAATAGTAGAAGGTATGCCTGATCTAATAAGAACTGAACCTACACTAAGCAAAAAACGTGATATGTTATGGGATAGTGCAAAAGAAAAACTAATAGGAAATAGAGGTGTAAATGAAGATTTTAAATAATGAAGTTTGTAATAAAGGATAATAAAGATAAGCAAAGCCTGATAAACTATTTAAAAGAATTAGGCAATGATTATACAGTTGAGGTTAAGAAACAAAAAAACAATAGATCAATGATGCAGAACAATTATTATTGGAAATGTATAGTACAAGTATTAGCAGAAGAACTTGGTTACTTTAATGATGAAATGCACGATACACTAAAAGTTAAATTTGCAAGTGAGTGGTCAAGTATAGAAGTAAACAATAAAACAATAGGACTACAAACAGTTAATAGTACAGCACGTATGAACACAAAAGCATTTGAGATATATGCAGAAAATATACGAATATGGGCATTAAGTGAATTGAACATAAGATTAATGCTACCAAATGAATATAAATAATTTCTATAATATATTATGGATAGCGAACAAAAACGAACACAACTTAATAAACAAAAACTAATAGAAGCACTAGAAGTATCATTAGGTATAGTTACTGAAGCGTGTGAAAAAGCACAACTAAGTAGAACACAACATTACAAATGGTATAAAGAAGATGAAGAATATCGTAAAGCAGTAGATAGTATTGAAAATAAATTTATTGACTTTGCAGAAACACATTTAAAGAAACAAATAGAAAAAGGTAGTACACAAGCAACAACATTTTTTTTAAGAACTAGAGGTCGCAAAAGAGGTTATGCAGAAAAACAAGATATTGATATTACAAGTGGTAATGAACCAATAAAAATAAATATCAATCTTGGAGATTAATCCACAATTTACTATAACACAAAAGAAGTGTCTAAAATATTTATTTGACAATAAAACAAAAGAAGTATTATTTGGGGGTGCTGCTGGTGGTGGTAAATCATGGGTAGGCGTAAGTTATTTAATATTGATGTCTTTACAATATCCTAAGACTAGATATTTAATGGGTAGGTCAAAATTAGATGCACTTAAGAAAACAACACTAAATACATTTTTTGAAGTATGTTCAGCTTGGGGTGTAAAAGCAAATGAACATTATAATTTTAATGGTTCTAGTAATGTTATAACATTTTATAATGGTAGTGAAATAATACTAAAAGATTTATTCTTATATCCATCAGATAGAAATTTTGACAGTTTAGGATCATTGGAAATAACAGGTGCATTTATAGATGAAGCAAATCAAATTACAGAAAAAGCAAAGAATGTAGTAGCTTCAAGGTTAAGATATAAATTAGATGAAAACGATTTAATACCTAAATTACTAATGACTTGCAATCCTGCAAAGAATTGGGTTTATACATCATATTACAGACCAGCACAAGAAAACAAACTAAAAGCACATAAACAGTTTATACAATCATTAGTTACAGATAATCAATATATATCTAAACATTATGAAACACAATTATTTGAATTAGATGAACTAACAAAACAAAGATTATTATTTGGTAATTGGGAATATGATGCAACACAAGATAGTTTAATAGATTACAATTCTATAATTAGCTTATTTGACAATAAAGGTGTGGATGGTGATAAATACATAAGTTGTGATGTAGCACGTTTTGGTAGCGATAAAACAGTTATAATGCTTTGGCAAGGGTTACACCTTAAATATATTAGAACTATGCTTAAATCAGCTATAAATGAGGTTGTAGAGGAAATAAAGAAGTTACAACAAGAAAATCAAGTACCATTAAGAAATATAATTGTAGATAGTGATGGTGTTGGTGGTGGTGTACAAGATTATTTACGTTCACAATCATTTCAAGCTAATGCAAGAGCATTAAAAAATGAAAACTATCAAAACCTTAAAACACAATGTTATTATACATTAGCTAAGAAAATAAATGAAGGACAAATAGGAATAAGTTGTAATAACATAAATACCAAAAACGATATAATAGAAGAACTAGAACAAGTAAGAACTAAAGATGCTGATAAAGATAATAAACTACAAATAATACCAAAAGATACTGTAAAAGCTATTATAGGTCGTTCACCTGATTATGCAGATGCTTTAGCCATGCGAATGTACTATGAGATAGATAGCAATTATGGTAGGTATTTTGTACAGTAAACTAAATATTAATTTTTTCTATATATAATTATGAAAATAAATGTTAGGAAAAAAGGTAAGGTAAAAACCTTTAACTTAATAAAAAGTTGGTCAGATGTTACAGTTGAAAAATGGGTTAAGTTAGTAAATTTACATAAAGGTAGTAGAAGTAAAGAAGCATTAGAAACAATAAGTGCATTATCAGATATACCTAAAAAGTTAATAAATGAGTTAGGAATACAAGATGTTGCATTAATACTTACAAAACTAAGCGAATTACAAAAACTATCTAAAAGCAAGTTAAGAAGAATAATTAAGGTAGAGGATCAAGAGTTTGGTTTTCATCCTAATTTAGAAGATATAACATTAGGTGAATGGTCAGATATAGAGCATTACATAAAATTAGGTGTAGAAAAATTTATGCCACAAATTATGGCAGTTTTATATAGACCAATAGTAGAACAAAGAAATGACAAATATAGTATTGAAGCATATAGTGGTAATATTGATGTCAGGGCAGAATTATTTAAGAAGATGAGAGCAGAAGATGTACAAGGTGCTATGGTTTTTTTTTATCATTTAGGAAACGAATTACTGAAGATTTTGCCATTATATTTAACACAAGCTATGACACAAATGGAGAAGGAGATAAAGGACAAAGTTTTGCAGAAAAATGGGGTTACTTTGGCATAATGTATAGATTGTGTAATGGAGATATAAGTAAATTAGAAACAATAACTAAACTAAATTTATTAGAAGCATTTACTTGGTTGAGTTATGAAACAGATTTAGAAAGTACAACAAAAGTAAAAATAAATGGTCAATAATAAAACGTATAACAACGTAATAGATACACTAAAAAATTTAGGTACAAATCACTTACAAATAAGTACAACAACAGTAGGTGATATATTTGATATAGATTTAGAAAAGAATACACTTTATCCACTTATGCACCTAAATCCTGTAAACGTAACAACAAGAAGAACAGAACTTGTATATAACTTTCAAGTGTTTATAATGGACTTAGTAGAACCTGATGGTAGTAATGAACAAGAAGTTTATAGTGATGTATTACAAATATGTATAGATATAATAGGTATATTAAGCAATTCACAATTTCAAGCACAATTATCTTTAGATATTAATGCACCTGTATATTTTGCAGAAGGTGATTTTACATTAGAACCATTTAAAGAACGATTTGACCAATCAGTAACAGGTTGGGTTTTTAATATAGGTATAACAGTACAAAATAGCTTTCAAACTTGTGAAGTACCAATGACAAATACATTTATAGGAGAATGATAAAATTAAAAATAGGCAAATTAACAATACAACTAATACCACCAAAAATAACTTATGGATTATAACGAACTATTAGAAAAATTAGAAGCAATAAGTATAGAGTTAAAAAGCTATACAGATTATCCACAAGCAGCAACTAACAATGCTAAACGTGCAAGAAAATGGAAAGAAGAAAATGGTAGTGATTGTGGTACAAGAGTAGGTTGGACAAGATCAGCACAATTAGCAGATAGAAAACCAATAAGTAGAGATACGATTGCAAGAATGGCATCATTCAAAAGGCATCAACAAAATAAAGATGTACCTTATAGTGAAGGTTGTGGTGGTTTAATGTGGGATGCTTGGGGTGGTTCTAGTGGTATAAATTGGGCAATTAGTAAATTAAAACAAATAGATAAAGAAAAAAAATAAATTATGGCAGATTTAACAACAACAATTACAGAAAGTGTTACCTTAAATGGTGCAGTAAGAGGTTCAACAAACACATTAACAGTTACAGGAATAAATGATGTTATGCACAGGATAGTTACTTGTCCACATTCAAATGCAACTACAATAGCAACTTTTTCATCTAATGTATATGATAGTGCAAACGCATTAGATTTAGAAAATTGTAAATATATTAGAGTTACAAATATTAGTGCAACAGAAGTATTAGATTTAGCAGTAGTAACAGAAAATACAAACTATCAAGTAGTATTAACTGCTGGAACATCACACATACTTTGTCAAGCTGATACTGCTGCTATTGCAGAAGCAGATACAACACCTAATTTTCCTACATTAGAGGATATTAGAAGCATACAAATAAAACCAAGAGGTACAGATGATGCAGAAGTAGAAATATTTGTAGGGTTGTTATAATGGCACAATCTTTTGATAATATAGAAAGATATTTAGAAAGTTTTGGTAAATATGTAGTAAAACAAGCAAGAACAAATTTAACTAAAGCTAGAAAAAACGTATCTAAGGATTTATACAATTCTGTTAGGTTCAAATTACAACAAGAAGGTAGTAATTATAATGTAGAGTTTTATATGTTAAATTATGGTACGTTTGTAGATAAAGGTGTAAGTGGTAATAAAAAAATACAAGAATTTACAACTTATGATGGTAGGAAAGTAGAAAGTCCTTTTAAGTACACAAATAAAATGCCACCTACAAGTATATTAGCAAAATGGATAAGTGCAAGAAAAATAAAAGGTAGAGATAAAAAAACAGGTAGGTTTATTAGTAATAAATCTTTAGCATATCTAATAGCAAGTAAAATAAAAAGAGATGGAATTAAAAGCACAAGCTTTTTTCAAAGACCATTAGGGTTAGGTTTAGATAGATTTGGTGTAGGACTTTTAGGTGCAATTAAAGAAGATGTAACAACTGCATTTTCAGATATGTATAAAACAACAGTATAAATATGGCATTAACAATAGAACAAAAACCATTATATAAATTATTATCAGCAGGACAAAAAATAATATTTACAGTTAGTGATCCTAGTATAGTAGCAGTAGAAACAAGAGTAAAATATAAAGCAGAAGTAATATTATACAACAATACAGGTACAGTATCACCAATAGTTGCAACATTAAAAACAACACCTAACAATTCAGGTGTAGGTATATTTGATTTAAGATCTATTGTAGAAAGTTTTGTAAGTTCTGATAATTTGTCTACACTACAAATTTTTGGTTCATTAGGAACAACATCAACTTTTAAAGGAAATACATTAGGAGATTTTAATAAATTTCCAATACATATACAAGATAGATATAGTTTAGCAGAAAATACTACAAGATTTTTAGCTATTAATTTTTATGTTGAACACTTAAACTCAACAACAGGTCTTATAGTTGATAGTGGGCAACAACTTAGTGAAACAGGATATTTAATTTATAATGGTGTTTTATTTTCTAATGATGAATTACAAACAGGTGTAAATAATAATAATTTTGGATATGATTTAGATGCTTTTAAATATATACCTAATTCTAATACATCTAAATTCTTGACTGATTGCCCAACAACATTAAATGCAAGAACAGTAGATTATGGTACATTTGCTATGTTTAATCAATTAAATACAAGTAATTTTAGTTTTGAAACATCACCAAGTGGTTCGGCACCATCTAACAATGTAGTAAATTTAGTAGAATTAAAAATGTATGATAGCACAAATAGTCAATTAGGTAGTACACAAAACATTAACAATGCAGTAGGTAATGAAGGTGGTACAGGTAATCTAGGTATTGAATTATCTAAAACTAAATTAGTATTTTTTGGTGCTTATCCTGCAAATCTTAGAGGTTGGAATACTGCATTTCAAAGTAATTTAGCAAACATATCTTATTATACTTTACAAGCATTTGATGATAGTGGTAATGCAGTAACACAACTTTATACAGTTAATATAATATGTGATAGTAGTTTTGGATTTGAAACAGTAAGATTAACATGGTTAAACAAACATGGTGCATGGGATTATTTTACTTTTACTATGAAAAATATAAGAAGTACAACATCAAACAGAAGCACATATACACAACTAGATGGTACTTGGAACGAAACAACATACAAACCATATTCTTATAAAGGCGGTATGAAAAACTTTAGAGTAAATGCAAAAGAAAGACTACAACTAAATACTGATTTTCTAAGTGATTTAGATAGCGTTTGGTTGGAACAATTATTTACAAGTCCTGAAGTATATATAATTAAAGATTTTGATGAAAATGATCTAGGTTCAAGTACTACTTCTAAAATAAATAAATATGTAGAGCCTGTATTAATTACAAGTTCTAGCTATACAAGAAAAACAAAAGCAAACGACAAGCTAATACAATATACAATAGAGATAGAAAGAAACAAAAATAATAAATTACAAGTAGGATAATGAGTACACAATTAATATTATATCCACAAAACTTAAATGGTTATTCATTTAATAGTGTTTCAGTATTTAATCAATATGTAAGTAATTATCAATTCTTAAATCAACCTACGGGTAATCAAGATGTACAGGGTTCAGCTAGTTCTTCTTCTTATACATACGCCTTAACAGTAGCTAATGGTTTACTTTTTAATACAGGTAATTGGATTGCATTTGCTTCAGTTGCAGCAGGATATAATAACCAAACTAATTATCCTGTAATTAGTGGTGGACAAATAGAAATATTTTCATCAGCTACACCTAGTGCTAGTAGAAACAGTATTTGTGGTATAGGTCAAATGCTTACTAATTTAACAATAGGACAACAATATACATTATTAATAGATCATACAGGTTATATGCCTGTTAATTCGTTTAATATAGGCGGTACAGGTCCTGGAACACAAAATTTTGTAGGTAATAATGGTACTACTAATCTTTTTGGTTTATTTCCACATTCAAGTGGTATTGCAACGTATAATTTTACTGCAACTGCAACTAATATGCCATTAATAATAGCATATAAAGACAATATAAATTCAAGTTTTAAAATTTCTAGCGTATCTATAAAAGAAAGAGTAGGTTTTGAACCTACTACACCTACTGATTTATCAGATGGACAAGTTATTTGTGATTTATATGAAGAACAAAATATACCATTAACTTTGAGTATAGATAATTTTAAAAATGCAGCAGAAAAAACACAATCATATTCTAAAGATTTTGATTTACCTGCAACTAAAAGAAACAATAAAATATTTACACATATATTTGATGTACAAAAAACAATAGAGAATGTTTTTGATTTTAACCCATATTTAAGAACTAAAGCAGTTTTAAAAGAAAATGGTTTATTAATTTTTGAAGGACAATTAAGATTAATAGAAATAAAAGATAATGATGGTGAAATAAGTTATAATGTAAATTTATTTGCAGAAACAGTAGCACTAAAAGATGTTTTAGAAGGTAAAACTTTTTCACAATTAAATTTAGATGAATTAGACCACAATTATAATTACAATAATATTGTAAATTCTTGGGAAGGACAATTAGAATTATTATCAAATTTATCATCTGATAGTTTTGCCTTAGTGAGTGGTTTACCTACTAATGAAACAAATGTTTTAAAATATCCTTTTGTAGATTGGACAGGTAACATTGATTGTACAGGAACTGAACCTGAATTACAAAGATTAGAGGATGCTTTTAGACCTTTTATACAATGCAAATATTTATTAAACAATATAGCTAGAGATGCAGGTTATACTTTTATTTCTGAATTTTTTGATAGTGATGAATTTTCTAAACTATACATAGATTTTAATTGGGGTGCAACTGAAGGTCCTTCTAGCTGGTCAGATAGTGGTCAAGCATTATATGGTTTTGGTGATCCTGATTATTTTGCAGCAGCAACAAATACTATATGGCAATTCGAAAGAGATGGTTCAGCAATAGGTAATACAGATTTTAATGCAAATTCAGGATGGGATTTAGCAACTAATAAGTTTACTTGTCAGCAACAAAATACTTATTATAAATTTGTGATAAGATGTGTTATAACAAACACAAATGCAGGTGGTTTAAATACATTAAACTATTTAAGAGTAGTTAGAAACAATGTTAGTGGTACATTTGGTACAGCAGGTACATTTGATTATTGGGATATAGCACCACCTAACACAAGTTTATCAGGAATTATTGGTAGTCAGCACCATACATTTCAACTATCATTTGTTGGTACACCAGGAATACCATTAGGGTTAAATGATGAATTATATATAGAATGGAGTGGTTCAACTTTTTTAAAACAAACTAATGCAGATCCTTCAATAGATAGTAGAATTTCAGGCTATGTATATAACAATGCAACCGCAGTTACATCAGGTAATTTTAACACAAAAAGAGGTGAAACGAAACAATGGGAATTCATAAAAGGTATTATGACAATGTTTAATCTTGTTACTATGCCAGATCCTACTAATCCTACTAATATAATATTTGAACCATATTCTGATATATTTGTTAGTGATACATCAGGTACTACATTAAGTGAAAGAAGTATAAAACATGATTGGACAGATAAAATAGATATATCTAAAATTGATTTAAAACCTATGGAATTAAATCGTATGATAAAGTTTAAATATGTACATGATGAAGAAGATCATGCTTTACATACTTATAAAATAGGAAGTAATGGTTTTGAGTATGGTAGCAAAGAATTAGATGGTTCTACTGCAATAGTTGGTTCAAATCAAATAACCAATTTAGTAGGTGTAGAAGAAATAGTAGCAGAACCTTTCGCACCTACAATAATAAAGCCTATACAAGATGTATTTCCAAATTTTATAATACCTGTTATATATGGTTCACAGGGTAATAATACTTTTAATAGTATTGATAATGCACCAAGAATATTATATAATAATGGCAGGGTAAATGGTAATTATGATGTACCAGGTCAAAATGGTGTACCAGGCGGTCCTAAATCTGATTATTTACAATTCTCACATTTCAATCCATCTATACCTGCTGATAATACATCTTATGATTATAATTTTGGTTCATGTCAATTATTTCCAAATGTAGCACCTGTATCACAACCTGTAAACAATTTGTACAATGTATATCATGCACCATATTATGATGAACTTTATAATGTAAATACTAGAATAATGACTTGTAAAGTATATCTAAATGCTTCAGATATTAATACATTTGATTTTAGAGATAAAGTTATGATAAAAAATAAAATATATAGAGTAAATAGAATTGATTATAAACCTAATGCTTTATCAACTGTTGAATTTATATTATTACCATAATGTCAAAAAGAACAATACAAATAAAAAAAGGGTTAAGTTTAAAACCTGATACAATATCAGATTTAGGTAATGTTACATTTACTGATGGTGTTAATACAAATTTAGTTGCAGATCAAAAAACTTGTGAAGCGTATGGATATAAATTTAATTTAGCAACAGGTACTTGTAGTGCATTTACAACAAATTTTAATATAGTAGGTTCTGTTACTGAAAGAAATAAAATAAATTTAGGAACAAATAATGAGATACCAGCAAATACACAAAATAATTTTGTTATAGGTACGAATAATTTACAAGATGGTTTTAATAATAATACATTTATTTTAGGTAATGAACATGAAATAGAAGCAAAAATAAAAAACGCATCTATATTAGGCGGTTCAAGAGCAACAGTTAATAGACAATCAGAAGTAGCAATAGGTGGTGGTGTTAGGTCAATATCAGATAGCACAGATGCAGCAACTTTTAACAGTAGAAGAAAAACATCAACATTAGAATTATCTTGCGTTACAATAGATAATACTGCTACAAACATGACAATACAAGGTGATGGTGAAAGTTTTATAAATGTACAAAATAATTCAATTATAGGTTTTGATATATATGTTACTAGACTAGAATTAGGTGGTACACGTGGTGTAGTTGGTAATTATTCTTATAGGAATATTAGAGGTGCAGTGAAAATTGATAACAGTTATAATATGACTTTTGATATTGGTTTTGAACGTAATATAGCTAAAATAGGGCAAAATGGAACGTGTACTATGGTAGACAGTACAACAGGTGGTGTACCATCAATAACAGTAAACGTACAAGATAGAAATACAGTAAGTAATTTATGGAGTGCAAATGTTGTACTACATGAAGTAATAAGTGAAACAACATTTTAAAATATGGCAAAGCAAGAAATAGTAGAAGCAATAGTAAAATCAAATATAGGTGAAGTAGCTGATGGACTTGATAAAGCTAAAAAAAGCACAAAAGAATTAGCAGATAGTACAAAAGATGCTGATAAAGGTTTTGGTAGAGTAGGCAAAGCAGTAAAGGGTATAGGTACTGCATTGAAGGCAGCAGGAATAGGTATTGTAGTAGGTTTATTTGTTAAAATGATGGATGTATTTAGACAAAACCAAAAAGTTGTAGATACTTTTAATACTGCTATGCAATTTTTAAATATTGCATTTAATGATTTATTTAAATTTTTAGAAGGCAATATAGGTACAGTTGTAGGTTATTTTAAATCTATTTTTAAAGATCCTGTACAATCACTTAAAAACTTTGGTAATGCAATAGTAGATAATGTTATAGAAAGATTTAATAGCTTAATGGATGTGTTTGGGCATTTAGGAGATGCTTTTATGAAATTTTTTGCAAGAGATTTTGAAGGTGCATTGTCTAGTTTAAAAGAAGCAGGTAAAGAAAGTGTTGATGTAATGACAGGTGTTGATGATAGTGTTGATAAAATTACAGAAACAGTAACAAAAGGAACTAAAGCAATAAAAGATTATGCAAAAGGAACACTAGAAGCAGCAGAAAATTTAGTAGAACTGAATAAAAGTGCAGAAATAGCAGCAGCATTAAATCAACAAATTATAGAACAAAAAGATAGAGAAGCTGAAATACAAAGACAAATTAGAGATGATGAAACTAGGTCAATGGAAGATAGAATGGCAGCAAGTCAAAAACTTAAAAATATTTTAGATGACCAAGAAAAAGCTATGTTAGCTAATGCAAAAGCAGTAACAGATGCAGCACAAGCACAATTTGATTTAACTAAAAATGATGCAGATCATTTAGCATTAATACAAGCACAAACAGAAGAAGCAGCAGTATTAGCACAAATAGAAGGTTTTAGAAGTGAACAAAAATCACAAGATATTGCTTTAACTAAAGAACAATCAGAAACTTTAAAAGAACAAAAACAAGTAGCATTAGATAATGCACAAGCACAATTAGAAGCGTATGGACAATTAGCAGGTG